CGATAAACAGGGAAAGGGTAGTTGGATCTGTAATCAGTGTGGTGCCGGTGATGGTTTTTCTCTAATAGAGAAATCTAGAAATATGGATTATTCAACGGTATTAAAAGAGGTTGGGGCAGTACTGGGTCTATCTTCAGAAACAAAAGTAACAGATGAAGATCGCAAAAAGTGGAAGGAAAAAGCAAAAGCTCAAGCTAAAGCTGCTGAATTAGAAGAGCGTAAAGCGCAAGAAGCGGCTGCTAAACGTGCAACACGTATTTGGTCTGCAAAAACTGTAGATCGTGATTGTCCTTATATCGAACGCAAACAAGTCAAAAACTTTGGTTGTAAGGTGAATGGCAAAGGAAACTTAATAGTTCCACTTTTTGATAAAGATGGAAAAATTTGGAATGTACAAGAAATCCACGCAGATGGCCATAAGCCATTTTTACCCGGGGGACGTGTTAGTGCTTGTTTTTTCATGATTGGTCAAGTGAATCAAATTGATGAGTTGATCTGTATCGCAGAAGGCTATGCCACAGGTGCAAGTATTCACGAAGCAACAGGTTACGTCACGGTCATCGCATTTAATTCAGGAAATATAGACAAAGTGGGTAAAGAGATACGTGCATTGCATCAGCACGCGCGATTGGTTTATTGCACAGATGATGACAGTCATTCAACACCACCAGATGCAGGTTTAAAAGCTGCGAATAAAGCTGTGGTTGCAACAGGCGGGATTGTGATTCTCCCCGATTTTAGTCAAGTGGTGAATGTATGAGTGAAGAAGAAATTTTAGAGCAACCACAATCAGCATCTCACCCATCTGATTTCAATGACCTTCATGTGCTCCTAGGTATAGAGGTGGTTCGGGAGCAAATTGAGAGCGGAATTGATTCACAATATTCTGCTTTTGGCGTTCCCCCGCACCCCCTTGAAATGGCAGGCCAAGGTTTAGGGCAATTTTCGGCCGCAGATCAAGCATTTTTGGATGATATTGATCCATCTAAAGTAGAATTAGGAAATTTTGAGCTGGAACAATATACAGAAGCTGATTTAATTCCACATAAATCTAATTCTGGTGGGCCTGCTGTTGAGGGAATGGGGAAAATTATAGACTTTGAACGTCCTGATTTTACGCTTGAAAAATGTCTTGCACGTTTTATGTTGGTTGAAGGCAAAACTGATGTTTGGGATTCATTTAAAAAGAAAACAATAAAAGCAACTGCATTTACTAAAATGGTCGGTAAATCTGTGGCTGAGCGATGGCAATCACATCTCAATCGAAAAATGATTGATCCAGATGCGCTTAAAGTTGAAATTGATAAGCAGGGTGCTAATGAAATCACTGATTTGATTGGTCGTTATGTGCATTTAGAAGGAACATTGGAAAGCTGGGATACTCATCATCGTGAACGTGTCAAGAATGCAGCAATTCGTGAAGCCTTTCCAAATCAATATGAAATATGGTTCAAATCACCTCATCGTCGAATGATTCATAACACGGACTTAGTTTTTGATCCGACAAACTCAGCCAAACCGAATCAAATTAATAGATTTACTGGTTTAGAAATTGTGGCAGCTGTAGATCCCGAAGCACCTGAAATGTTGATGAATCAGAAAGATGCTTATCTAAAATGTCAGAGTTTTATTGATTTGTTAAGACATCTATGTGCCGGTGAAAATGATGCATTTGGATGGTTAATTCGTTGGTTGGCTTATCCTTTACAAAATAAAGGTGCAAAAATGGCGACTTCAATTTTAATGCACGGAAATATTCATGGTGCTGGTAAATCACTATTTTTTGGTGGCATTATTGAGAAAATCTACACAAAGTATCATAAAACTTTAGATCAACGTGATCTCGAAAGTCAGTACAACGACTGGGCAGACGAGGTGCTTTTTTTACTGTTTGAGGAGATTGCCAATAATAAAACCAAGCACGGCATGATGGGATTTATTAAACATTTGATTACTGGATCTAAGTTATCTATTCATCAAAAGTTTTTATCATCTATGCAGCAAGCGAATCACATGAATACTGTGTTTTTATCAAATCATACTCAGCCATTACCCATTGAGGAAAATGATAGGCGTTTTTTAGTGTTATATCCAAAATCAATCGTACCTCAAGATTTATTGGATAGGGTGGTTCGTGACATTGAAAGTAGTGATGTGATTGAGGCATTTTATACAGCTTTGCTACAAATTGATTTAACAGGATTTAATGCTCATACCAAGCCGCCAATGACTAGGGCAAAACGCGAAATCATTGAATATACGCGCCCTGGCTATGACACGTTTATTACTCAGTGGATTGCAGGTGAAACTGAATACCCATACTCAAGTTGTACGACTATGCAGCTATACGATGCATATCAGCGATGGAGTAAAATCACCAATGAGCACGTTGTTAGCTTAAAAAGATTCATGGGAGAGGCAAAAAAATATAATGTCGTTTCTTCTGAAAAACAGGAACATTGGCGAAAACCATCAAAGCCCATTCAAACGAAACAGACGAAAGTGATCATTATTGGTTTAATGCCTGAATTTACATTGGATAAAGCTGGAGAGCCAAAACCGACTGTTAAAATGGATTGGTTGGGGGCTGCTATTGAAAAATTTGACAATGCGTTGCAAGGGGAGAATAATGATGTTCCGTACCCGCTATAATAAACTTACCGCATAAGCTTTTAACTATCTTTGTTTACCATGTGTACCATTGCGCGCGCACGCGTATACGAGAGAATTTTTCATACCTATATATTTTTATTATTTCAAAAGTATTTAAACATTTTGAAAAAGTATCTCGCGTAATAAATATTATATTAATGGTACACATAGTACACATTTATCTAAAAGCCTTATGTAGTAAGGTTTTTACGTGTGTACCATTAAATACCAACCCAACACAAAAAACGTCTTTTAAAAACATTGCCTTCCAAGTTATTGATTTTAAAATTTATAATTTGTGTACCATCGGTTTTGGATCTTTTAATTTAGAAAAGGAGCAGTTTTAATGGAAAAATTTCTGCGCTTACTAAATCCAAAATCAATTAACTATGAAGCAGATCGTATTGATGGTGGGACACCATCTTTGACAGCGCAAGATATACTTCTAGCGATGAGCTTTGCAAAGCTGACTCCGCTGCAAGATAATCTTATTCGTCTTAAATATTTTGGTGCGAATACAAAATCTAATGTAGAAATCTTCAGTCAGGTTCTAGTAGGTAAATATCAGCAACAGTTTTTAAATGCTGATGTGAATCAGATTTATCATGTTGCTATTATTTGTATTGCATTGACTGAATTTTGTTTAGTGCCAGCCAGCTATAAGCCGAGTAAACGAGCGCGAGCAATAATTTGTGGCTGGGGTGATTCAACAGTCAGAAATCATATGAATGGACATATTGAATGGGTACTTGAAAATTTGAATGAAGAGTTGTCTCTTGGCGAAGATAAAATTTTTACTCAGGTGAGTAAAACTAAGTAAAGTTAGTTATTGACACAAAACCAAATTTAAGTTAATTTTTACCACAGTGGAAAACTGTATTAAAACGTTGTAGTTCTCCATAGGGTCGAAAGGCTTAATTTCATAACCGCATGTATATCTCGAATGTACATGCGGTTTTTTTATGGGGGTTTCTGTGCAACAGATTATCAAAATCCAAGTGAAGTTATCTAAACGCAAGACCGCTGTGCTGTATTTACTTTATGCAATTAATGCTGTTGTTGAAGCTGTTGAGGCTGTAACTGATGTAATTTCTACAAAAATTATTAAACGTTCGGTGAAAGTGGTTCCTCTTGAAAATAAAGAAAGTAGATCGGTGAGCTAATGGGAAAAAGCAAACGTGATGAGCATTGGCACAAGAATGAGCAGCTTGCCGACAGAGTTGAAAAAATAAGAGCTAAGTCACTTAAGGATGACAAAGCTAAAGCTTGGAGAAAGGCGTGTGCTGATTACTTGATGGCTAATCACTTTTGTTATGAGTGTCATAAGCGTGGCTATACAAGTCCTGCCTTGCATGTTGCTCATCTTGATACTCCTGATACTCAAGTGAAGTTTTGGAATATTGATAACTGGCAGGCCTTATGTGAACCATGTAATCAGCGGATCACTGAGGGTAAAGAGTTGAAAGTACTTGAACCCATTCCTAAAAATCTTAATTTATATATGGTGAAGTGATGGCGCGATTAGCAACATTGGGCGGTTCATTGCCAACATTAAAAAATAATCAGCCGACTATACCAAAACCTACACCATCTTATGGTCAGGGTCGTGGTGGTAGACAGTGGCGCAGACTTAAGCAGCAGGTTCATGAGCGTGACCAGTGGATCTGTTGTCGTTGTGGTCGTATCACAATGGATCTTGAATGTGATCATATTGTGAATAAGGCGCAAGGTGGTACTGATGACTTAGACAATCTTCAGTCTCTTTGTAAAGTTTGTCATCTTGAAAAGACTCAACAAGAAAGTCGAGAGGGTATGAAGCGTGGCTAAGATCCAGTGCTGTGATTGTAAGGATTTAATTATTAAGTTACTGGATTCTAGTCTTGAACAATCCCGTTTGCTTGCAGCGCAGAATGAGGTAATGGGAAAGATCATGGATCAAAATACTGAATTGATGGCTCATTTAATCAGTAGTGGTGATGAGGAAGTTGATCTGAATAGATCGTTAGATTGATCAGTATCAATATAAATTAAGAAACATAAATAACGATCCTAGAGTAGCGATTAGGTCGTATGTTGACAGCTCGGAAAGACGGCACGTCCATGTGTAAGCAAAGCATATGTTCGTCATTTAGCTCGGCAGGAAGCTGAGAAAAGGTGGGTATAAAACGGATTTGACTTTGGTGACGGCAAGCCATTAACACATAAGTTGGCTATAGTAATGAAACTTCTGATCCCTGTCGGCAACGGCAGGGATTTTTAATTCGTGGAACATATTTAATTATTTATTTTATTAGAATTTTCGTGGAACATTTTAATAAAATAAATAATTTGCATTATTTTGGTGCGTTTTTAGACCAGTGGGGGGAGGTAAATGTTCATAAATCGTCATTAATGGACACCACCCTCCTTCCTCAGTTATAAAAAAATTCCTATTTTTCAAAGAAGTAAATAAACTTTTTATTGAAAATCATAAATTTAGATAAATTTTTCGAAAAATTTAGATTTGAAGGTGAAAATATGGCTTTGACTGAACAGATGAAAAAATTTGCACAGGCCAAGATGAAAACTGGTGAAGATGGTCGGCAGTTGTCAAATAAGCAGGCCGCCATTGAAGCAGGATACTCAGAAAAGTCTGCGGGGTCAAAAGGCAGTCAATTGGCACAAAACCCCGAGGTATTAACCTATCTGGATGGGCTTTTAAAATCAGGGGGGGAGGGGGTGGCGCTTCTCGAATCCATGCCTTTAGGTGAGGCTGCTATTCAAGCTGAAACTAAAGAGATGGAGAGTGTAACCAATTCTTTAGAGTTTTTGAAATCTATTTATAAGAATCCTCGAATGGAACGTAAAGTTCGTATCGAGGCTGCTAAAGCTGCTTTGCCTTATGAGTTCGGTAAAGTGGGCGAGATGGGTATAAAAGATGGTCGTGAAGCAGCTGCTGGAGTTGTTGCCAAAAAAAGTAAATTTGCGACAGCGGATGAGCAACGTAAAAAACAGATAGTGAGTTGATATGTCTTCAATGTCCCCAATTTGGACAACTGCTTGCCCAGATTGGGAAAAGAAGATTTTAGCAAAAGAATCTTTGATTGCATGTGAGCCGTTGTATCCAGATGAAGCTGAAATGGCTTTACGTGTTTTTAAAGAATTAATTGTTGTTGATGTTACAAACAAACCTACGATTGGAGAGATTACTGCACAGTGGGTATTTGATTTTGTTGGTGCAATCTTTGGGGCTTTGGATTATCAAACCAATCAGCGTTTAATCAATGAATTCTTCTTATTAATTAGTAAGAAAAATACGAAATCTACGATGGCAGCGGGCATTATGCTGACAGCGATTATTTTAAATAGTCGTGAAGCAGCAGAGTTTATTATTCTTGCGCCAACTAAAAAAGTGGCAGATAACTCATTTACTCCGCTTAAAAATATGATTCGTGCAGATCCTGAATTAAATGCCCTATTTAGTGTGTCTGAACATACAAGAACTATTACTCATCTTTCAACCAAAGCAGTTTTAATGGTGGTTGCTGCTGAAACTGGATCAAGTGCGGGAGCGAAAGGCGCATTCATTCTAGTCGATGAGCTTTGGGTTTTTGGTGAACGTGCAAATGCGGAATCAATGCTTGAAGAAGCGACAGGTGGTATGGCTTCATTTCCTGAAGGTTTTTTAATTTGGCTGTCTACGCAATCTGATAAACCCCCAGCAGGGATTTTTAAAAAGAAATTGGATTACGCGCGAAAGGTTAGAGATGGTGAAATTAATAATCCATCTTTCTTGCCTTTGTTGTATGAATTTCCTCAGCACATGATTGATGAGGAAAGTTACTTAAATCCTGATTATTTCTATGTAACCAATCCCAATTTAGGCCGATCCACCCATATTCGATTTTTGTTAAATAAGTTTGAGCAAGCGCAGGAAAATGGTGCTGATTCAGTACAAATTTTCTTGGCCAAATATTTAAATATTGAAATTGGCATGAACAAACGTGCAGATCGGTGGGCGGGTGCTGATTTTTGGGTGCCTGCTGCTTATAAGTCGGTATTGTCAATTGAATTACTTTTAGAGCTTAGCGAAATCTGTACAGTAGGTTTTGATGGTGGCGGTCTTGATGATTTATTCGGAATGGCTGTCATTGGTCGTGATAAAAAAGATCGGTCTATTTGGTATTGTTGGACTAGAGCTTGGGCGCATCCCATTGCGCTTGAGCGTCGTAAAGAGATTGCGCCTGCTTTAAAAGATTTTCAGAAAGATGGTGATTTGGTTATCGTTCAAAATGTGGGTGATGATGTTTCTCAGGCTGCAACAATATGTAAACGTATTTATGACGCAGGAAAATTTCCAGACAAGGCTGCAATTGGTTTAGATAAATTAGGAATGCCATCGCTTCAAGATGGGTTGCTTGAAAAAATTCCTTTTGAGCTATTGATTGGTGTGCCTCAAGGTTATCAATTGTCAGGTTATGTTCAAACGACTGAGCGTAAAGTTGCTGAAGGTAAATTTTTACATGCTGGTCAGCGGATGATGAATTGGTGCGTTGGTAATGCAAAAGGTGTTTATCAGGGCAATGCGATGACTATTAGAAAACAAGAATCAGGAAAGGGAAAAATTGATCCTTTAATTGCTCTTTTTAATGGTGTTGCTCTGATGTCAATGAATCCAGAGCTTGCTAAAAAAGAATATAACGTCTTTTTTATCTAAACTTTATTTGAATTTATACCCTCATCTTTGAGGGTATTTTTATTGGGAGAAGCCAAATGAAAAAGGCATTGGGTGTATTTGAAGTTAAGGAAATTAACGAAGAAAAACGCACATTTCGTGGCGTTGCAAGTACACCAAAGCAAGATCGGGTAAAAGACATCATGGTGCCAAGTGGTGCGAAGTTTGTTTTACCAATGCCACTATTATTTCATCACGATTTAACAAAACCAGTTGGTCAAGTTACAAGTGCAACTGTTACTGATACGGGGATTGAAGTTGAAATTCATATTCCTGAAATTAAAGAGGATGGTGAACTTAAGCGTGAAGTAGATAAAGCATATCAATCATTAAAATATAGCTTAGTCAAAGGTTTATCTGTTGGTTTCCTACCAAATTGGGATACGGCAGAAATGCTAGATGGTGGTGGTATCCAGTTTGGCGAGTGGGAGTGGTATGAGTTGTCACTCGTTACCGTTCCTTGTAATCGTGAATCTGAAACAGACTTCACCAAAGAATTTAATGAGTATAAAGCCGCGTTGGGCGTAACTCATAAAACTGTAACAGATAGCGAT